TGACACCTCTGAATCTTTTGGACTCCCTGCTACTGCTGACCTTATGTTTGCCCTTATTTCTACAGAAGAGTTGGAAGGCTTGGGACAGATAATGGTTAAGCAATTGAAGAATAGGTATAATGATCCTACTTCTTACAAAAGATTTTGTATAGGTATTGACAGATCAAAGATGAGGTTGTATGATATAGATGAATCTCAGAAAGACCTAGTTGATGCTGGTCAACCTGAAACTGATATAGTTCAAAAATTCAAATCAAAGAAAACTTTCCAAGACCTAAAGTATGATTGATCTTAAAAAGTATGCTCAATTTGTTGATGGTGTAACCTCTGATGAGAGCAAAGATGGTGATGCATTTACTCATCGTATAGCAGATTTATATTATCAAGATTTTGATACTCATAGATTGCTTACTGCTGCAGTAGGATTATGTGCTGAGTCAGGTGAGTTTACTGAGATTATTAAGAAGATAGTCTTCCAAGGTAAACCAGTTAATAATGAGAATTTGTGGCATCTTAAACGTGAGTTGGGTGATGTTATGTGGTACGTTATGCAAGCATGTATGGGATTAGGAGTAGATCTAGATGAGGTTATTGAGATGAATATAGATAAGTTAAAATCAAGATATCCTGGTGGGGAATTTGATGCCCACTATTCTGAAAACCGTAAAGAAGGAGATTTGTAATGCATTTAATTTTTGGATCTATTGCTATTTTATTAATAGTAGCAATCATTGTAGGTGTTGTTTATGCCTATGACCCTCACTAAGTTATGGAGAGTATGGAAGTATGCGTTGGGTTCGTTCTCTGATGAGAAGACCAAGAGGTATGATGATATTGTACTCCTTATACGATCTTTCATCTTTCTTACTTATCTTATCACTAATTGTTTTATTATCGCAGGAGTAATCCGACACTGGAATTAACATGGCACTATCACAACAAGTAGAATCGTCTCTATTAGAGGCACAACAAAGTTTACGTAACGCATTATCATTTGCAGCACGTACTGAGAAACCATACATTGCAAAACATATTGCAGATATGATGTCTAATATTGATAACATCATACATGTAGTTCCTTTATTGGAACAAGTTGAAGAAGGACTTAATGATAGTTTTGGAGAATAAATATTAGTGGAGACCTGTGTCTGACTAATGGCAAAGAAAAAACCTAGAGGAACTAATACAGAATCTGAAATAATGTTAGCCATTAATCAGGTTCTTGATGATTACGAGACTGAGATTATAAGTTCATCCAGTCAGATGACACGAATCAAAGTTGTAGGTAAGGATAGGGCAGCAATAAGAGATGAAGTACATAAAGAACTTAAGAAGATCAATTGTGATTTTGTATTCTCTGATCAGTTCTATGAAGTAGGTAAATGGATCTCTAGTTTTCCTGGTACTATATTATTATCAAAAGAAGGTACTAAGACTGAATTAGTTTATAAAGCAAAGGGTGGAGATAAACAATCAGGTGGTGGAGCAGCAATTACAAAGTTAACTGAGTCTGCTCAATGTGTGTATGCTGCTGTTAGACAGAATAAAGGATCTGATATTGTACCATCAGATGTTAACGCAGCAAGTGTTAAAGCAGCATCAAACTTCTTTGATATTGATGAGAAAGTAGAAAATGTTTTAAAGAATTTAACAGAGGACTGGATTATATCTTGTACTAGGGGTGCCAATGTATTGGTACCCTTTTTTGGTAAAGGTTATTCATATCATAGAGGATCGAAAACTGTTAATCAAATAGAAAAAACATTTAAAGATATTAAAGCAAAAGAAAAGGTTAGGATGGACATTAATAAATGGTCACCCGCTGACATCTATGCATTTAAAAACTTTGATCCTAAATGTTTGAATGAGGAGATGAGTTTTAAAGGATTGAATCAGTGTATGCAAGAGAGGATACAGAAAGGTATTGCTATGGGTGTATCTTTGAAGAAGATTGAAGGTAATGCTAAACCTTTAAAGAAAGTTAATTTTGATAAGAACCAAAAGAACACTCAAGAGTTTAGTAAGTTTGAGTTCAGTAAGGACTCTATGGATGGATACATTTATTTTAAATCAGGTGTTAAGATACAGTTTAGATCATTTGGTGGTAAGAAACTAACTGGTTGGCAAGGTGAAGTTAAAGGTGCTTCTGCTAATCAGGGTAAGATATCATTAGGACCGATGAATATTCTATTAAAACAACATGGTTTAGGTTCTAAACAGATACCAACTACAGCAGCAAAAAAAGTTAGGGATAGTAAATCAGAGGTTATAGATGATATTAAGGAAGGATTTAAGAAGTATACTAGTCACAGTACTAAGGTGGTTAATGATATTGTAATGAAGGCAGAGGATCCATGGTTATATTCTAAGTGGCAGGTTGTTAAACTTTTTGATATAGTTTCAGGTATCACAAGTAAGACATCAAAGGATAAATTCTGTGAGGATCTATTACTATATGCTGCTAGTCAGTCTAGTCTTTCAGCACCATACTATAAACTGACAGACTAAAAACTGGCACACTACTGTCCCATTACCCTCTGAAATGGAGTATAATACAGGGGTAATGAAGAGACACGTATGCCTAACAAGCACCTTGAACATCCTGAAGATTCGATTCTCCAAGGACGTAGGGTTGCAATAGATGCTATTAAGGAACTTGTGACAGTTACTAAACTGTCTGTTAAATGGGATGGTGCTCCTGCTATTGTATTTGGAACTAACCCTGAGAATGGTAAGTTCTTTGTTGGCACTAAGTCTGTCTTCAACAAAAGAAAAATTAAAATTAATTACACTCATGAGGACATTGATCAGAATCATCAAGGCACTGTCTCTGACATTCTTCGGTTGGCTCTTGATCACCTTCCTCGTATCAATCGTATTATCCAAGCTGATTGGATCGGTGTCGGTGGGGGCAATGTTTATTGTCCTAATACTATTCAGTATAAGTTTGGTTGTACGATTACTCAAAAAATTATTCTAGCACCTCATACAGAGTATACGGAACTTAGTCCTAATGCTGAAGGTAAGATAGGAGTTAGTCTTGAATCTACTTCTGATTGCTACTTTGTTGATACTAATAATGCTACAGTAGAACCACCTTTAGGATGGAGACACCTAGCAAAGATACTACCTACACTTCTAGTCGCAAAGGTTCCACAATCCCGCACCGAAGTAGCAAAACATATCAATTCATTTGTACGACAAGGTACTCTTCCGCATCCTCAGGAAATGTATGATACATTGGATGCTAAATATAAGGGAGAAGTTAATGTGAATACCTTTAAGGTGTGGCACAAAATCTTCCAACTGAAACAGCGTCTACTCGATGCGATTGTTGTAAATGGAAATGTTGAATGTTACATCGATGGAGAATCTTCTCAACACGAGGGGTTCGTTACGGTTTCAACCAATCCTTACAAAATTGTAGATCGATTGACCTTTAGTAGAGCAAACTTTAACCTTAGTAAGAATTGGCAGAATGAAAAAGTTCAGTGCTTTCCTAACTGAAGCCGAAAGATCCTTCGCTTCTAAAGAAGCAGAGAAATTAAAACTTAAACATGTGGGGTATGGTAAGTATGCCGATATAAATGGCAACGTTACTCACTTGTCTAAGGACGGTAAACTAATAAAGGTTTCTGCCCAACAAGCAGCAACTTCAACGCAGCAAAATGGAGGAGAAGAAACTGGAAGCGGCGAGGGTCAGGTCGATCAAGGTGGCATATCTGTTACATTTGGAAGATTTAATCCACCTACTGTTGGGCATGAGAAACTTTTAAACAAGGTTGCTCAACAGGCAAAGGCTACTGGAGGAGAGTATAGAATATATCCGTCTAGATCTGAAGATCCTAAGAAGAATCCTCTTGATGCAGGAACTAAAATTGGATTTATGAAGCAAGCATATCCTGATCATGCTAATGCTATTCAAAACAATGAAGAGATGAGAACTATCTTTGATGTTCTTACTACTCTTGATGGTGAAGGATATAGTTCAGTGAATTTAGTAGTTGGTGGAGATAGAGTTAGT